CCATGTTGCTTGAAAAGAAAATCCATAAAAACTCTTGACCATCTAGCATGTATGGTATCAAACTGCGTTATGTCTAAGGCGAGGCAAGTTCTTTCGTCTACATCTCTAAGCATTGCAATGGTCTTAGCCTTTAGTTCTTCCACCGACAAACCGTAGCATAAAGTCATGTAGTCGGGAAGGCTAGCCATGAAAGCTTTTTCAGTGGCTCTAGTGATGCCTCCGACAAGAAGGTTAATAGCTTTAGGTTGAGCACTAATGCCTTGACCAGCCTTAAATTGACCATCCTTCATTCTTAACCAGGAATGTTCTTTTAAATCGGCTTTAACTTGTTGTTTAATAAAGCACGAGATGGCTCTAGAATTAGCAATTAAATGAGGATCATAAGTGGCTCCTTGGTCGGGGTCACCTTTAGCGTTTATGCGGTCCATTTGTTCAGCAATGCCAATCATCAGATCATCTTCTGTAACTAAGACTTCTTTCTTTATATATTTATGGTAAGCATTCATCATGCGGCCTACTATATCGTCAATATGTTTATCAAGGTCGGCGTCAATTGTTGCACCTCTAGTAATTAGTGTGTGTAATTTCTGGTTATCATCAGCAGCATAAACTGGTTTACCACGTAGTTTACCCATTAATCGTTTAACTTTAGATTGCGTTTCTGCGCCGGGGTCAACGTTACCTTTGATCAGCATAGAGCTGTTTGGCATAGGTAGTACGTGATCGTGTACTCCATAAAATGGGGTCCCATCAGGGTAGTCACTTGGTGAAATTTCATCAAGGAATTCTGTCATGGATACCAGTGGCTCGTTTAAATTGACCGTAAACTCTTCTCTGCTTCTGATTTGTTCATCATAATAGAATGAATCTTTAATTACTTCGGCAGGATGGTTGACATCGAACAAGCCGTGCGTAAATTGGGTAATTGAATCAGCAGTTCTGACGTTAATTGAAACGCGCATGCCCTTGGTTGCGTTACTGATATCAACACAGTCTTTTACGAATGAGTGTTCTTCTATTGCGTCACTGATATCAAAATCATCTTCTACGAATGAGTGTTCTTCTATAGGGGGAATTACTGGTTTCGGTTCAGCCGCTTGAATGGTTTCAGGAATAGCTTCTTCATTAATTTGTTGTTGAAGTCCGGAAATTAGATTTGATTCTGGCATATGGACATCAACTAATTCACTAGTGTCTTGAACATGAATGACTGGTTGCTTTTCTGATAAGATGGTCATACTTTCTTTACCTTCATGATCAACTGCATCGCCAATTTGGGTTTCTTTCTCAGTGGTGATGAAGGGTTTTTCATGATCCACAATGTTTTCTGCGTTCATAACTTTCTTAACAGACCAGTTGTTCACAGGAAAATTATCAAAGTGAACAGATTCGACCTGACTGCGCATGCCTCTGGTATTGTGCACTTCGCGCAAGCCGCCGGCATAGCGTATTCCGCCGGCTCCTTTTTGCTTTGAGCGTGAGCAGGTATGATCAAAATCGCCTGTTATAATACCGAATGTTTCTTTCCAGGCAGTGCTTGTAGTGTATACGTACAATTTTTCTGTGTGTCTAGTTATAGCAACAAGGAACATTTGAGGACAAGTTTTGATAAGAGCTAGTGCCCCTGTTTCGATATACAGATGAACTTCTTTCTTTCTCATACCTTGTGCTTGGACAGCAGTAATGGCTTTGTCGCTACAGCGGTATCTAAGTGCTTTTGTAAAGCATATGAACGGAGTCCCGCTAGGTACTCGGGTACCACCGAAGAAAATAGATTTTCT